CATGGTTTTGGTTACATAATCAAATTAAAACACATGTATTATCAATGTTATTAGATAGTGCCAAGTTTGCATGGAAGGATGATAAAAAGTATTTAAATTATATATTTGATGAGGGTACTAGAACATTCTTGCAAATGGATGACAATTGGTCATATGAAGACTTTGATATTTTTGTAACTGACAGTACCAAAGAAAGTCAAGCCATTGAACAACTTAAGAGTCTTGTACAACCAGCTATGCAAAATGGTGCATCATTGTTAGATGCTGCTGAAATATTTACTAGTGACAATCTGAGTGTAATTAAATCCAAATTACAAGATATAGAAAACAACAGATTGGAGCAACAACAAGCAATGCAAGAGCAAGAAAATCAACAACAGCAGCAGCTTATTGAAATGCAAAATCAAGTTAAGGAAGAAGAGCTTATGCTTAAAGAAGCTGAACTTGATCTTACTAAATATAAGATTGATCAAGACAATGCTACTAAGATTACTGTAGCTCAATTAAATGCTTATAGAGGATCTGAAAATATGGATCAAGATATGAATGGCATACCTGATCCTATTGAGATTGGTAATCAAGAAATAGCTAGACAAAAAGCTGTGTCTGATGCTATGAGCAAACAAATGGATTTAGCAAACAAGGCTAGAGCTGAAGAAAATAAGAAAGAACTTGAAAAGCGTAAAATTGCTGCACAAGAGAAAGCTGATAAGTTAAAAGCTACAATTGAAAAAGAGAAAATAGCTCTTGAGAATAGAAAATTGCAAGAGGCTAAGAGATTGCAGAAGATGAAAGATGATGCAGCTTATAAGAGAGAACAATTAAAAGCAAAGACTGCTTTAAAAAATAAAGTAGTTGGTG